ACAGCTTCTTCAATAGCACCTACCCTGGGCAAACTTCTGAACAAACATTGATTGACGACTTGGTCATTGAGCAAATCGCCATTTATGGTTTGGATGTAGTCTATATGCCTCGTAGAATGTTGAATCTTGACAGGCTATTACACGAGTCAACTAAGAATGTATTTGAGGTGGGTTTACCCATTCCAATGTATTTGAAGTCATTCACTGGCTATGCCAACGGTATGGAGGTGCTGACCAAGTTTGGTGTAAGGAGTTCTGATGAGGTGACGTTGGTTATGTCACGTTCACAATTTACGACTTTCTATTCACCTTTCCTCAAGTCATACTACAACTCTATTGCTGGTAGAGATACAACAGCAGAGCTGGACCCACTAGAAGGTGAGACTGCTCACCGCCCTAAGGAAGGTGACCTCATCTACTTCCCCTTTGATGGTGGTATCTTTGAGATTAAGTATGTGATGTTCGACGAACCTTTCTTCCAACTCGGTAGAGGGTATGTGTTTGAGATACAGTGTGAGAAGTTTGAGTTCTCTGGTGAAGTATTTGATACTGGCTACGATGAGATTGATGAGAAGCAGAAGGATAATGAATACTATCGTATGGAGTTTGAGGTAGAGCAAGGTGGCACAAGCACCTTTCAGTTTAAAGAGGAGGTTATACTATATGACATCTCTGGTACTAACCCAGGTGAGTTGGTGAATGAGAACGGTGACTACATCCTGACAGAAGATTACTCATTTATGGGTGTGGATCCAGGCTCACCTGGCTTTAGGCTATACAAAGACCCAGGATTCTTACACGAAGTCTTTGGTGTTAAGGGTAGAGTGATGGATTGGGACAAGCCTAACGGTAAGCTAATCGTTGGTGACTTGTCTGACCTCGACCCAGATCAAATGAGTAAGGATACTGGTGATATTGACTACAATAAGTTCGACTCTGTTATCATCGTCGGACAAGAGAGTGGAGCCAGCTATGTGTCAGTCAAGGCCAATATGAGGGTCACAGCTTTCAATGATGAGAAGATCATTCAAGAGGAGTTTAACGAGATCAAGATCCTTGATTTGGGTGATGAGAACCCATTTGGTTTCGTTTAACCATAAATAGTCAAAAAGATACTTTATTATGCTAGGACAATATTACTACCATCAGATCTTTAGGAAGAGCATCCTTGCTTTTGGTACGGTATTTAATAATATTATTGTAAAGAGAAAGGATCCAAAGCGTAAGGACCCTACAGCACTGGAAGCATATAAGGTTCCCATTCAGTATGGACCTTACCAGAAATACCTGGCAATGATTGCTGCTGAGCCCGTCCCAGAGAGGCAGGCGATGCAGATCTCCATGCCTCGTATGTCGTTTGAGATTAAAGGTCTCAACTATGACGGGTCAAGGAAGTGTGTGCCCACACAGTTTGCGAAGTCACTGCCACCTGATGGTAAGGATGCTGACGGCAAACCAGTACAATACTCACAGTTCTTGCCTGTACCTTATACTCTTGACGTTGAGCTAGCTATCCTTGCTAAGAACCAAGATGATGGACTTCAAATTCTGGAACAAATCCTGCCCAATTTTCACCCTTCTCTCAATGTTTCAATCGAGATTATTGATGAGACGAAGGAGGAACGTGATATCGCAATTGTACTTAACGGAGTTGGTTATACTGATGATTATGAGGGCGACTATTCACAACGCAGAACACTCATCTGGACACTAAACTTCCAAGTCAAGACTTACCTGTTCGGTCCTGTTGAGGCACAGCGTGACATCCGTAAGATTACTCTGGACTATCGTTCCGATATTGTCAGACGTCCTGCTGAGGTTCGCTACTCCGCAGAGGTGGAATCTACTGACATCCCACCAATACACAGAGATGAGATCAACCCACAACGTGATGCTTATAAGGTTGTCGAGAAATTTGAGGATGTATTTGCGGATGACCAAGACTACTTTGGGCTAGGATAATGGGAAGCTTCGAATCACTTGACGAGACATTTGATATCGTACCGACAGAGACGGAGGTAGAGAAGCCAGTCAAGAAAGAGAAGCCTCTACGTGTCAGTGACAAGGAGGATGATAGAGAGAAAGACTATCAATACGCTAGGTCTTCTCTCTATAATATTGTCGACAAGATGCAGGAAGCTCTAGACGGAGCACTGGAAGTGGCACAACAGAGTGACCACCCCAGAGCCTATGAGGTAGCACTCAACGGAGCTAAGAATGCTGCGGAAGTTGTAGAAAAATTACAGGATCTTCACAAAAAAACGAAGGACTTAGAGATAGAAGAGGTAAAAGTACAACAAAATAACAGCACGACAAACAATGTATTCATGTCAGGATCTACAGCAGAACTTATGAAGATGCTGAAGGAATCACAGCAAACTAAATAACTAAAAAGTCATGAAGACATACGAACTTTTTACTGAGGCTATCAGTGCGAAGAGATTGGCACAGTTGCCACCAGAGAAAAGAAAGGCAGCTGAGGAAAAGATGAAAGCCGATGGGCTTACCCCAGAGGAGGACAAAAAGAGCAGTGCCATTGTACCTACTAAGGGCAAAATCACAGAGCCTAAAGGTCAGCTGGCAAAGCCAAGTGGTTTCAAACCTGCTGATGTGGGTGGCAAGATGGTAAGGGCAAAGAAAAATGCCATTCAGCATCAGGATAGAGTACAGAAAACTAAGGTAAAGGTTGATCCTCCACGTCCTCAGCGTCCTGGAACTTCTAGAACTTATGATGAGTTTAAACAGGAAGATAAGAAAGAGGAGGAGAAGAAAAAGAAAGAGAAAGAAAAAAAAGATAAACCGAAACCGAAACCTCGCGGTATCGGACTCAAAAGGTTAGGAAAAGAGCTGGTAAAGGGACGTGCTAATGTAAATCCAGCAGTAAGTGGTGGTATCGCTGGTAGTTCTACCCTCATGAAGCACACTGGTGGCAGTCGTCACTTCTAAATACTACTATAAAAGAACATAAGACGATGAGCGAGTCGCAAATTAATTTTACAAGCCAAGAACGCATTGATGCTATCCTTGAGGAGAACATCAGAAAGGGCTTGGGTGAAATCACATCAAAGCTGGGTGAGCTTGACATCAAAGTTGAGTCACAGAAGTGGCATCCTGTCCCCAAAAAGGCAGAGCCTAGGTATAGTCAGTACGAACTGGCTGAGGTAGCCAGAAGCATTTACCGTAGTAATATTAAACCAGTAGTAGAGGAAAAGAAAGAGGAGAAGGTTGAACAACCTGATACCATCGCTTCTCGTGCTAACGCTAGAGCTCTCGCTCGCTCTCTCGTTGGTCTGAGAAACGGTGGTAACGAGGGGAGACTGTCCCCTCTGGCTGGGCCGAACGGTGGCAACACCGGCAATCCAAACTGTGGTAGCGGGACCTATTTTGCTCTTACCACCTCTATGTCTACAGAGGAGTATGAAGAGCACCTTAAAGAGAAGTATGGGTTGTCAGAAAAGAAAGACAGCAACCCATGCTGGACTGGTTACGAGCGTAAGCCAGGCACTAAGAAGTTTGATAAGGGTTCCTGTGTTAAGGAGAGTGTAGATTACATCGAAACTTTAGAGGACGCACTGCTCTTGCTTGAGGATACATCTTGGCAGTCAATTGACAAGGTGATGAGATCTATTGCCTATGAGAATGGCATTACACCAAAGCAACTTCACAAAGAATTCAAAGCGACTCACGGTATGATCCCTGACGCTTGGCTTGAGGAGAACGTTAACGTAGAGTCAGTTGGTTGGATGCCACTGGACGAAGCTGTTCGTATCAATAAGATTGGACAGGTGATGGAAGTCTCTTTCATGTTCCGTGGTGGTACACAGAGACTTAAGTTCTTCTGGCCTGAAGCAGGTATGCCTAGCAGAGATGACATGCAAAAGGCATGTCAAAAGTTCTGGCCTGGTGCTAGGCTCTTGGCCTTCTATCCTTCACATGATCCAGGTGACCAGCAGAATATGATGGTCATTATCCCTGCACTTACTGAGAACTTTGAAGTAATTGATCATACCATCTGGGATTTTATGTCTGAGGAAGACACCGAAGCATATGATGATATTGCTGCCGAGGTAGGTGAGCCAGTATCTGCTGTCTTCCTGACCGAGGATGAGGATGCATTCGAGGTAGTAGTTGCTGATCATGACACAGGTGAGGAGAGAGTTGTCGTGTTTGGTGAGGGAAAGAGAGGTCTTTGGGACAACATCCATGCTAAGCGTAAGCGTGGTGAGAAGCCAGCTAAGCCTGGTGAGAAAGGATATCCTAAGACTCTTAAGGTGGAGGAAGTAGTTGAGGCTCCTGAGAAGGTAGGCAAGAAGCAGCAAAATCGTAGCGTAGATCTCAACAAAAAGGCTAAGGACAAAGCCTATGCTAAGTTTGGTGGTAAGCCACCCTGGATGAAAGAGGAAGCAGAAATCCAAGAAGACTCACGTCGTATCAGCAATAAGCAACATACACAACGTGTAAGATCCAACATCAAATCTTTTGGAGACAACTATACTCCACCCAATAACTGGGATCCTGATGCTAATCGTGGTAAAGGAGAAGTTGTAACTCCTAAGCAGATGGAGAAGAAACGTCGTAAGGCATTACGTCAAGAAGAATTAGAGTACGTACCAGAAGACATGTCTGGTATGTCCCAGAAGTCTGGTGACAAGAGAAGTACTGAGTCTGGTGCTGGTATGACAGCTAAGGGTGTTGCCAAGTATAATCGTAGAACTGGTGGCAACTTAAAGACTGCAGTCACGACACCTCCTTCCAAACTTAAAGCTGGTTCTAAGGCAGCTAACAGACGCAAGAGTTTCTGTGCCAGGTCCAGAGGATGGACTGGTGAGAGAGGTAAGGCAGCAAGACGTCGTTGGAACTGCTGATAAGGTTATTACATTATGCAATTAGATGATAGGTCCGCGTATAAATCTAATCCTCTTCTCAAGCAGAGAGGAGTACAGATCGATTTTACTAAGGAACAAGTATCGGAGGTTATCAAATGCTCCCAAGATCCTGAGTACTTTCTTGAGAACTATATTAAAGTTATCTCTCTGGACGACGGTATTGTTCCTTTCATTCCATACCCTTTCCAACGGAATCTGATTGACAGTTTCCACAACAATCGATTCAGTATCTGTAAGCTGCCACGTCAGTCAGGTAAGTCTGTTACTGTTACTGCCTATCTAATCCACCAGGCTATCTTTAGAGACAATATTAATATTGCCATCCTGGCTAACAAACGTGAGACAGCCTTCGAACTGATGGCTAAATTGCAAACATCTTATGAAAACTTACCGAAATGGCTACAGCAAGGGGTACTCGGCTGGAACAAAGGTTCGATTGAACTGGAAAATGGTTCGAGAATTACTGCGTCGTCGACATCTAGTTCTGCCGTCCGTGGTTTTTCTTACAATATTGTTATGCTTGACGAGTTTGCGTTCGTTCCCACCAACGTAGCAGACGAGTTCTTTAGTTCAGTATATCCTACTATCTCCTCTGGTAAGAGTACTAAGGTCATCATTGTTTCTACCCCTAATGGGATGAACCACTTCTATAAGTTGTGGAATGATGCAGAGAATGGCAGGAATAGTTACAGACACACAGAGGCACACTGGTCTGAAGTCCCAGGTAGAGATGAAGCCTGGAAGGCTGAAACCATTGCCAACACATCAGAGCAACAGTTTCAACAGGAGTTTGAGTGTGACTTTATTGGTTCTGCTGGTACTCTTATCGCTGGTTCTAAACTTAAGGCATTGACATATAATGAACCACTAACATCCTCAGGTGGTCTTGACATCTATGAGAACCCTGTTGAGGGACACGAGTACCTGATGACAGTTGATGTGTCTCGTGGTATGAAGTTAGATTACTCTGCCTTCGTGTTGGTGGATATCACAGCGTATCCACATAAGATTGTGGGTAAGTATAGAAGCAACACAATCAAACCAATGTTGTTCCCTGACATTATTGTTCAGGTAGCAAAGCAGTATAACAACGCTTGGATTCTGGCAGAGGTAAATGACATTGGTGACCAGGTGGCATCACTCATTTATTATGATATGGAGTATGAGAACTTACTGATGACTGCAATGAGAGGCAGGTCAGGGCAGGTGTTAGGTCACGGATTCTCAGGTGGTAAGACACAACTTGGTCTTAAGATGGCCAAGGCACCTAAGAGAATTGGTTGCTCAAATCTGAAGCAGATGGTGGAGAGTGACAAACTACTATTCAATGACTTTAATATCATTAATGAGCTGACAACTTTTGTTGAGAAGAGAGACAGCTTCTCTGCTGAGGATGGTTGTCATGATGACCTCGTGATGTGTATGGTCATCTACGCTTGGGCTGTGGCTCAGGATTACTTCAAGGAAATGACTGACCAAAGTGTTAGGGAGCAACTGTATGAGAAAGATAAGGATCAGTTGGAGGAGGACATGTCTCCTTTTGGTTTCGTTGTTGGTTCTGGAGATGAGGATGTCATTGTTGACAACGGACAGATCTGGAGAACAGTCTGGGAGTCAGACAGATACGACAAGTACAGAGACAAGATAGATGAGTATGGTATGCCTAACAGTGACTGGTCCTGGGGTACTCCAAATACTGACTGGTGGTAAAGGGGTTTTAGAGGGTACTACCATTTACTTAAAAACTTTTAAGTTATTCCGTGATCCCTGTCAAAACAAAGGTTTTTCTAAATAATCCTGGATATAACAAATATATCAGGAGTCCAAAATGGTTATTAAAACCGCTTCTCCAGGGATCATTATCAATGAGATT